GCATGAGTATGGTTTTGGAATGGAATTGAAGTTTGGATACGCAACATCCGAATTTTTAGACATGATTGACATGGAGGAAGAGGAATGAAGTATTGGGCATTTGAAATGAAGGAGGGTGAAAACAAACTCATAGATTGTAATGACATCGAGAAGGTGTTCTTACTTGGAGAACATCAACAGTATGATGTCATGAGCGGTGTTGGTATAAACGAGGAAATATCAATTGAAGCAGTGAATCTGAATAACAAACACCTTAGAATCAATAGGAAAAAGAAAACTGAAACGCCTATTCGTCATGAGATAAGAGCAGGTGGGAAGACAGAAGTTGTTCACATTCCTGTCTCTGCTGAACAGAGATATGAAAACAAGAAGGTTCGGGAGTCAGTAGAAGGAACAGTAGTGAAAATACTAACAGATGGTGTTGACACATCCTTCTTTGTGAAGAGACATGTGGATGGCTCGCTCTATCTTCTACAAGAGGAACATACCCACTATGAGTATTGGGGTAAGTGGAAGATTCAACCTAACGAATGGGTGCTTTGGAGTGATAACTATGTCAAGAGAGGTAAGAAAGGCACTCCACATGAACATCACCGTTCAGCATGTTGTCACGCTCCTAATAGAAGGAGACTTGCTAACAAACCATATTGTTTAGATTGTATTGATGATACAAATACGGAAAGGTCAAACAGGAGAATAAACAACGGTGGACCTGAAAGCAACTTGATTTTCACGAAAGAAGGGGAACTAACAACAGCATGGACACAAATGAGTCTAGAGAGACTAAGACAACAGGAGGATAACGAATGAAAGAAAGATTTTACAAATTGAATACAGAATCAGGAATGACGACATTGAATATGGCAGAGGTATCTGCCTATTCAGTCGTTGAAGTAGAGGAAGGTATGTTGAAGAAGAACACATATGATGTAGAGATACATCTACGAAGTGGGACTATCTTCACTACTAAGATGACAGAATCAGAGATGACAGTTTGGGAGGATGTATTCTTCCCTAAGTCGGTGGTGAAAGAATGAATAGAAAAGATGTGACGGATGCCTTAGAAGAAAAAGGCTACATGGTAGGAGTAATAATTAGAACAAATGGAAAGGTCGAAGGTTGGCTAGGTAAAGACTACAAGGATATGCAAGAAGCAGTTGGTGGTTTAATTGAACTTGTTTATCGAGGTGATAACTTTGATGTGTGGGCAAATGAAGAAGGTAGAATAGAGCCAGTATTGCCTGTCAATGCAGGGCTAGCAGTATTAATCTCAGAAAATGATGGTCTACCATTGAGAACCTTATTGGATAATCCTATTCATGGAGATGTTCTGTTGTTGGGAATTGATGATGAATGCGAATCAACATCTTGCCCTGAGAATGTCATGGAAATGGCAAAGGATTTGTCTATTTGGAAAGAACCATCTACGATGTTTATAACAATGGATGATGATGGAAATTTAGAGGTGGATAAGATATGAAGAGATTCAACAGACACGAAAGAGCAGTAGAAAGAAAGTTAGATGAAATCATTAAACTACTAACTACACAACCGAGAAACACAGAACACGATGATGAGCGAATGGCTATCATCAAAGAAAAATACAAAGAATCACTAAGATTGAGATATGAAGCAATGAAAGAGAGGTATGAAGATGAGACAAACTAAGTTAAGCGAGTTCGGATTTACATTTGGAGAGAGACAGACAACTCTAGAAGAGTTCGGGTTTATCTTTGAATGAAAATGGAGCAACATATTTATCCTTCCTGTGAGTGCGAGAGTGTGATGAAGATGACCAGTATCAGACAACTAACAGTTCTAATGATAACAGCAGTGTTCCTTTCAGGATGCACAGAAGCACTTCCTGACCCTCCCGAAGAGGAGTTTGAAGGACAAACACCACAAGCAGATTGGGTAACTCTAACGGGTGAGTTTACTATTGTCATGGACAATAACACAAGTCTTGTTCATGCACCCACTATTTGGATTGATGTGAATACTACATATGGTGCAATTGAGTTGCAGTCGTTCACATACAACATTACACACCTGTCTTTTGAAGTAGTAAATAACTCTGTTAAATTCAACAACTACTCTTGGTTGAACTGGAAAGGATATCTAGTTCAAGGCAATCAGTATTGGTCAGAAGGTTTTGCTCCTGAGTTTGGTAATGCAACATTGCACTTCGCTGCTTTCCCATTCGATGTAACAGTTGAGTATGAAGTAGTTTACAGAGTGTGGGATGGCAGAGAATGAAGAAAGCAGTGACTATTCGCTTTCCTGCTCCGCTTCCTGCGGAGATACCTTGTCCGATTTGTGAAGGCAATAAATGCAAGGTTTGTGAAATGACAGGGAAGATAAAAGTCACAGTAGACGCAAAAGTACCCATACAACGCCACCTAATTGTTCAGTACATTGCTGAACATATGGATGAAATTGCTAATGAACTAACGCAGAAGTTTGGTTTAGTTCCTGATGTTCAAACAGAAGACATGTTTGAAGTCGAAGGAAGAACATATGAGTTGGTTAAGATTAGTAGTCTAGGTGGTGTTGTGTGGGTAGCACATCGAGTAGATGAACAAGAATCTCCCCGATACTTTAAGTCGTGGAAGAATTTACAACAGTTTAGGAGCGGTTGGCTTGAAGGATGAGAAAATAATAGTAAGAGTCCCAAGAAATGGGAATGAAGAACTAACAGTTAGAACAGGTAACTATTGGAATGTTGACATTGTTGACATTCGTTGGTATGCTAACGGAACACCAACAAAGAAAGGCGTTAGAATGAATATGGAAGAAATGAAAGATGTCGCTAAGGCATTGAATAAGATAATTGAGAGGAATAGAAATGACAATGATACGATTCAGCAGGATGTGTGAATCCTTAGAAAACAGAACACCATCAGAAAAAAGACACATGATTTGTGCCACTCTACCTCACTTTGAGGATAGAAGGGCAGCAATCAAGATACTTTCACTTGAGTATGAGATGAATAACATAGGTGAGAAGAAAGCCATCAAATGGTTGGCTAACATTTTCGATGTGTTTGAGGATGAGATAGAAGACTCTGCTCATAGTTGGTTAGACTTGGGAGAAGGCATGAAAGAGTTTCTTAGTGCCAATCGCCCTGATTCAACACTCTCTCTGACTGATATGGTTAGACTTCTAGAACTGGACTGTTCTTCCATGAGTAATGGCACTAGTTACACTTCTATCAGAGATGCAATAGGAAGAATGTCTGCATTGGAAGTTAAATGGTTCATACGATATTGGTTGAGGAAACCGAGAAATGGAGTTAATAAAAGCACAGTCGAAAAGGCTATGTCTGACCATTATCAAAAGAACATCAAACAATATTCAGTTGGAAATTCTCTAACTAGTCTAGTTCACTATCTAGAGAATGACCTAGAGCCACCTGAATTAGTACATGGTAACTTCGTAAAACCGATGTTGGCTAAGAAATACTTAGGTAAATTACCTGAGCAGTTTATCATGGATATCAAGTATGATGGTAATAGATATCAGATACACAGTAAAGACAACAGTGTGATTATCTTCAACCGTAAAGGGAAGATAGTAACAGAACAGTATGCTGATATTGTAGCGATAGTTGAAAGTTGGGAAGCAGATGACTTCATCTTGGATACTGAGATTTATCCTGTAAAGCAAGATGGTAGTCCTGCACCACATCAAACTCTAGCAACAAGAGTTCATTCAAAGGACAAACAACAGGCAATATCAAAATGTCCTGTTCAGTTAGTTGTGTTTGACTGTCTACTGTATCAAGGTCAATCGATTCTCAATGATTCATACGGTGATAGATTAGAGTATCTAGAAACTATTGTGCCATCAGAGTTTGTTACGCAAACATTCAGACATGGCAATGTGGATGCAGCCTATAACGTAGCAATCAATGGTGGGTTTGAAGGAATTATGATAAAGGATTTGAATGCCCCATATCAATCAAAGAGAACTGTTTCTCTTTTGAAACATAAACCACCAAGAGTAGAACTTGATGTTGTCATAACATCAGGTGAGTATGGAAAGGGAAAGAGAGCAGGTGTGATAGGCACATACGGTGTTAGCGTTAGAGACGGCACAGATTATGTGGACATCGGTAAGGTTGGTAGCGGTATATCAGAGGAAGAGATGTATTCTTTAGATACCCAACTAAAGAGAATCGTTGATAGTTACAGTGGAGGAACATACCACTTTCTACCTAGAGTAGTGCTTGAGGTTACTTGTGATTTCCTTACTAAGAACCAAGATGGCACTTATGGAATGAGATTCCCTAGAATACTCAGAATCAGGGATGACAAGTATCCTACTGACTGTAATACTATTGAAGAGATAGAAGAGTTGTGTAGCAACATATATTGACTCCTGTGATACCGCATGGTTATGTACGGCAGGGATGTGTTGAATGGGATTCTTATCTCAATAGGCAACCCTGAAGTAAACATAGTCAACAGTAGTAAGTCAAAGTTAGGCTATCGTGTCAGACTAAGAGTTTGCATACGAGGTGAAGGAGCATTCCTTTGGGGTATCAATCGTTCACTACTACAACATGAAATCGAGTCTAATTACAAAGACAAAGAACATAGTGGAAGACCTAAGCCTATCCTAGTGATTAGTGGTTTAGAGAATCTAACTAGGTTAGTGGAGATGATGGATAACAAACTAATCACAAACAATGATTGGGACACATTCAATACAACTCTGAAAATGATAACAGAGAAAGAACATCTGAAAGCAGAAGGTTTGGATAAGATACTCAAAATGAAGGGGCTTCTCTAATGCTCTGTCCAAGATGTAACTTGAGAGAAACAGAGGCTTCTCTGTGTTCTGTTTGTATGTTGAAGGTTCAAATGGATAAGCCTGAACACACAACGGATGACGAAATTGTAAATCACCATGTCATGCAACGAGTAAAGGAAGGTTGTAGAGAATGTGGTAGTCACTCATTTGCTTATGAGGCAGGAGTGAAAGAAGAAAATGAACTAAAGTGGTATGTCATTTTAGTTGACTGCGGGGCTTGTGGTAAAGCCTACGAAGAAATAATGGAAGTGAGGGTTATCAATGAGCCTATTAAACATGAAGAATCAGAATAGAACAGTAATAATAGTTGGCAAAGATGGAACAGACAAGATGCAAAGGGCAATGAAACTTGTATCTGATAATCCAATCATACAGTATGCTAATGAGTTTGATATCGAAGACAATTACAGCATACCTGCTGATGTAGGTATTATCATTAGAGAGTGCAACTACAAACCAAATGTTGACTTAATTAGAAAGACTATCTTAGAATACAAAGGTCAAGTCGTTCTAACATCCATCAATCAAAAGGATGTTCCTAAGAAACTCTTCAATCTATGTAAGTTGAAGCGTGGTAAGAAATTAGAGATTGATGAGATAAAAGAAGTAGCACCTCGCTCTGATGACCCTCACAATTTCGATGTAGATATCTTTACCTTAGTCGGTGACTATCTAAGAAACCCAAATCGAGATATCATTATGGAGACTTTGAAGATTAGCAAACCAGCAGATACACAGTTCATATCTTGGTTAGCACCAAACATTCATCCTAACAAGTTGATGTTTGTTGATGCGAAGGTGAAAAGAAGGTGGAGCAGTGACTACTTCTACGAGTTACTCGCTTATTCTCATGATGGGAGAATGCAGAGAAAGATGACACCTCCACAAAGAAAAGCATATTCTACAATACCGAAAATTCTACGGAAGTTAAAAATGCGGCATTCTGATGTTTATGTTTTCAGAGACTTACTAAAAAACCCTGATTTTAGAGAACATTGTAAAGAAGTGCTTTCTTCTTCTGAATGTAGAACTCTAGGCTTAGGAGAGAAAAAAAGGAGAACAAAGAGAACACCAGTCGTTGCTACTGTTGGTCTTTCGAGGTGGTTAGATTGAAGAATGCTAAATGTAAATGTAACAAGGAAGATTGGGGATTGATGGATTTTTACTTTGGAAGATGTAGGATATGTCTTGGCTGGATTCCAGCAGCCGATGTATTTGATGGATGGAATAAATATTATGGAAATGAGGAATGAAAATGTTATGGACAGAGAAATATAGACCGAAAAGAATTGCTGATGTAGTTGGACAATACAACTTCACAATAGATGCAGAAGGATGGATACAGAACAAAGAGCAGATGCCTAACCTTCTATTGTATGGAGTAGCAGGTGTAGGTAAAACTGCGGCTGGTATTGCACTAGCGAATGATATTCTACAAGAAGATGTAGACAATAACTTCTTTGAAATCAACGCATCAGATGACAGAAGATTAGAGACAGTCAGAAATCAAATCAAGGATATAGCATCAACAAAGAGAATTGGTGATGCTCCCTTCAAGATTATACTTCTTGATGAGATGGATGGTATGACTAAAGATGCTCAGAATGCATTGAAGAGAATCATGGAGAGGTATGCAGATAATTGTAGATTCATTATCACATGTAATGATAGACATAGAATCATACATCCCCTACAATCAAGGTGTGCTAACTATGGATTCCATAGATTAAAACCACAGACAATGCATATTCTAATGACGAAGATATTGGAAAATGAGGAAGTTACACATATAGATAGTGATGAGTTGGAAACCTTCATAGACTCACTACATGGAGACATGAGAAGAGGGCTTACTGAACTTCAGGCTGCTATCTACGGTAAGTCCTCACTTCTGAATCAGATTGACAAGAACTTAGAGCCATATACCGAAATAATGCAAATGATTGATGATAATAGATATGAAGATAGTTTAGGTAAGGTGCATGACTTGTTGTATAATTCAGTGGACATGGATACTATATGTGTTAATTTACACGATGTAATCATCAAAACTGACATGCAATCCGCCAAGAAGTTCAAAATGTTGAGAGTTGTCGGAGAGGCACAGTGGCGGAGTAGTAATATGACTCCAAAGTTACTTGCGTCTTGGATGATAGGTCAGTTGATGTAATGATTGAGTTATTGATGGGGATTGTGATTTTGAGACAAATAATCAAGTGGTTAGATTCACCAAGAAGGAGATTTTAGAATGAGGTATGAATATGAAAATGGATTTGAACAAAGACGGTGTAGTAGATATTGAAGATGTTAAGCATCTACTACTACGCTATGAGATAATAGCGTTAGGCGGTGCATTGCTGATTGTACTACCTATATTAAACACGCTAGGTTACATCAGCGTAGATTCCAACTTCTTTTGGATATTGTGTGGCATGGTCATGCTGACAGAAGGATTAGTGGAAATAAAACACGAAAGAAAGAAAATGAAAACAAAGGAGGAAAATAAAAATGAATGATGAAATAATGAATGAAATAGAAAAAGCAGCAGAACTGCTAGGGATGTCCCTAGACGATGCGAAAGCGAGGTTTGAGGAAATCTGTTCCAAGAACAACGTTGACGCAGATAAAGAGCCTTTACTGGCTCGTAGTCTTTGGAGACAGTTCTTTAGTAATTCTCGAAATGTAATGAAGAGACAACAGACGCAACCAAGTGGACAAGACTCTAACAGTCTATACAAGAAAGCCTTCGGGTTCTTCGTAGCACTGAATGATGCTATCGACATGTCTGCACGAAGTCGTGACAGACTAACTAATGAGTATATGCGTGACAGTGACATGACATATTCTCTTGGAAGAGTTGCTATCTTCACAGAAGATGGTGATGGATACGAAGCAAGAATGATGCGAGATGGTGAAGAAATCGTCAAGCACATGAAGAAGTTGCCTGAGAACAATGTAGAAGTTGACAGTGGTAGATTCATTGTGCCACTTGATACTCGACAGGGTGACTGGAACAAGAACTATGGTAAGCCACAACCTGCATCTGAGTATCAGAGAAAGGGTGTGTTTGTAGGAGAAGTTGATGGTAAGATGGGTAAGTATTTCTTCTCATACAAGAAAGAACACTGTGTTAACTTTGAACCTAAGACCTTTGAGTTTATTCACTTCGATGTGATACCGAACTCAAACAGGGAAGACTTGATTCATGGTGGGGCAAACCAAACTGTTGAGTCATTGGTCTACAATGCTGACTTAGCAGATGACTCTGAAATGAAGAGAGATGTATCTCAGATAGTAATGTCTGATGCTATGATGGAATACTGTGGTGGTAATTACAGCCCATTGATTGCTTTGGATAAGTATCATCAGACTGCAAACAACAAAGCCAATTGGGATGATAGGTTTGTGTTTACTGATGGAACTGTCAACAGTATCAACGTAACACCAACAGCAAACGGTAACAGGATATTGAATCTTGATGACCTAAACACTGACTTCGACTTCGATAACGATGGTTGGAGTGGCACTACTTGCTGGATTCCTGAAAACATACCAATTGATTTTGGTATTGGTTCACAGGTTCTTGTAGTTGGTAGAACATCTCAGGGTGTTGACCAAGAAGGTAACATCCGACCTGTTAGCATCAATGTTGCTGGACTTCATGTAATTAGCAGCAGAGGCGGCAGTGCAGAAGAAGTAGACTTTGTTGATGAGTCAGAGGACTGGTTCTTCGAGTAGGAGGTGACGTAAATGGAATACAGTATGAATGCTGATTCCAATGGAGGTCTCGTTGTTCATGGTAGGAGTTTCGCATTCCACATGGACAACGTGGACTTCCTAACTTGGAAATACAATCCTGAAACGGGAGACTATTGGACAAAGTTTCACTTTGAATCAAAGGATGTAAGAATCAAAGTGTCTCTTTCAGAATTGAACAGGCTATTGGAAGCCTATTATGGGACTACATTCGACCCAAATGAGTATAGAAATGGTGATAAACATGAGTTGGACAACAACAGGTGAAGCAAAGAAAACAAAAGCAGTAACAACGAACGAGTCTGCAAAAGGGCAGTATGCTCTCCGAAAGGAGGCAATGCTCAAGCAGATTAAGGAATCACAGGAGAACAATAAGTCATTCCTGTGTCTTGGTATTTGGGGAGAACCCAAGTCAGCAAAGTCAGCAATCGCATTAGACTTGCTAACTGAGGAAGACATAAAGAATGACTTGCATGTTCTAGTGTTTGATTTCGACAACAGAGCAATAGATGTGAAGCGTAATCATTACGATAACAATGAGAATCTAATTGTCTACAATCCAATTGTTAGGCATGATGAGAGTCTTGTGAACTTCGATGAAACAATGAACAACGCTAGAGCATTCTATGAAATGGCAAAGGAGTATCTTGCAGAAGGTAAACTGAAAGCAGTAGTTGTAGACGGAGCAGATAAACTACTAACAGATGTCTGTGAAACTTACATGAGAAACAAGCATGGTCTTGATGCTGATACGGTGATGAAGGCTGCACCC